CGACCATCTCCTCGTCGCTTTCGTTCAACTTGGCGATGTACTCTTTAGGCACCAGACCGTAGTAGGTCAGAAGCTTGACCTTCTCATCCTCATACTGGCTGACCTCTTGCGTGGGCTCGAGATCAGTATCTTCATACGTCGGGGTGATGTTGACTTTGCGGTAGATGCCGCGCTCGATGTTGCGCACCACCTTGTGGATCGATACGTACTTCTCAATCGCCACACCCATGCAGTCGTCGACCGACGTGCCGTTCGGATCAAATAAGAAGTTCTTAGGGTTTACCGGCACTAACTTCACCGACACCCGCGGCTTCTCAATCACACCAATCGCCGCCTGCCCCACCTGCCCCGGAATCGGTTGCGTAGCCGGCATGTATTCCTTCTCCATGCTGACGACGATCTCACCAATACCGGTGCCATAGATTTCGGCTAACAACTCGATGTGATCGATAGATTTTCTGATCTTGTCCTTCTTGAAGTCTTCCATCAACTGGCGCTTTAGCACCTCCACGTCTAGCGGATTGCCGTCGATGTCCTTCAAGTCGTCTTCGATGTCGAAGTACTCGCCCGAGCCAAAAATCGCCTCCATGATCTCGGCGTGGCGCGTCTCCACCGCCTGCTGCGTCATCGGCGTGACTAGGCGGGAGCGTTCAGAATCGCGGGTCTTGTCTTCGACTGCCCATTCGCCACGGAAGATACGTTCGTATTCTTCCCAGCTCGGCAGGAAATTGACATCTCGGTAGGTACGCCACCGATCACAATGATCAGTCACGAAAGAAACTAACTCTTTATCGGCCTCGTCTGGCTGATCAAAGTCGTTTTGGTCCATCTCACACTCCAGCGATCACGTCGATTGGTTCCCAATCATCATCCGCGTCGTCCGCAAAGTAAGAGGTTACGGCCAACTGGTCTATGTAGGACAATGCATCGGGCAGGTCATCATGCACGCCCTGCGCAGGAAACAACAGCAGTTGGTCGAGGAATGTTTCCCAATCGCCGTCTTCGTTTAGCACGATGCGTCCATGCTCGAAACGACCTTGGAGTCCCCAGATTATCCGGTCGGCCTTTTTTCGGTTGCCGTGCGTCAGGTCAACTATGTGCGAATATACATTATTCTTACGCATTAAGTCACTCAAATACGGCAAAACCGCGTTCTTTAGCGCCCCCCGCTCGATCCCCACCGACATCGGCCGGTAGTCGCGCATGGCCATTAGAATCTTCGCCGCCGTCTCCCGGATGTCCCACCGCCCGTGCCAGATGTCCTTCACCCACCACGTGCCGTCCTCGGTCACCTTCACAATCGCAATCGCCGACTCGTCCAGCCGCTTCTTAGAATTCGCCGCCTGCTTGGCCACCTCTTCAAACCCCGCCAGATCAACCGCCACGTAGTAACTGCCGTACTGCGGCTCGTCGCTGTACTTGATCCAGTCTTCCTTGAACACGTCCGACCCGGCGTTGTCAAAGCTCGCCATGTATTCTTGCTTAAATGCAAACGTCGACAAAGTCTTCTTTGCTGACTCGATTTCAGTCGGGTCAATCAGCGGGTTGTCCTTGGTGGTGAAGTGCCAGCTTTTCCAGTCGTCATCGTCTTGCGTCTGCCCCAACTTGTACAAGTCATGAAACCAGTTCCGCCCCTTGGGCGTGCCGATGAACAACCCCCGCCCCTTCTTGTCCGACAAGGACGCCCGAATGACCTGCTCCCACGCCTCGGGCTTAATGTCGGCCACCTCGTCCAGCACGGCGTAGGTCAAACTCACCCCCCGCAGCGTGTCCGGCCGATCGGCGCCCCTGACATAGATCGTCGCCCCGTTGATTAGCGTGATGTCCTGGTTGTTGATGTGACTGCCGGCGATCACGTCCCGTCCCAGGTCCAGCAACACGTTCCAGATAATCTGCCGCGCCTGCCCGTTAGTGGGCGCCACATACAGCACGGCTGACCCCGGTGGGCAACGCAGCCCCTCAATCAACAAGGTGGTTGCCGCCAGTCGGGATTTTCCACACCGGCGCCCGGCCGCCACCACTTTAAAGCGCGTCGGGTCGGAGAAGACCGTCTGCTGCCACGGGAGGAGCTGAAAGTTAAGGTCAGCCATCAGTCCGGTGCCCCGAACGGGTCTTTGTACATGAACGCCGGCTCGAGCGGAGACGGCTGCATTTGGTAAGCGCGGGCTTTTGCAAAGGTGTCTAACCCTAACTCGTCAGGGTCTACATTGTATTGGCGCATAAAAAACTCTTTCCACGCGGTGGGGTGGGTAGGATTTTTTAGCATCCGTCCTTCTGGTGTGGCGGAGGGCCAGTGCGGGCGATTGTCGTAAGGGCTGATAACTTCGGTGACGCCCGACTTCCAAGCGCCGCGATAGTCGTAGTCTGCATTGTCAAGCATAAGCTGCAAAGCCTTACTATTGCTCAACTTTTCGACCGGCACTCCGGCGTCTTGCGCCAAGTATGGCTTAACAGACGAAAACAATTGAGTCCCTTGCAGCCACTTTTGAAACTGCTTCTCTTCTTTGTCCGAGAGTTGCGTTGGTTTCCAAGGCATGGCACTAAATTTTTCGTACTGAGCTATCCAATTATCCATTGATGTCTCCTTGGGGCTGGAGCGTCTCCATCTCGAGCGTCAGCGGCTCGGATGCGCTGGGCGCGCCGATCTGAAGTGGCGTGCCGTCCATGCCGGTAATGTTGATGGTGACTGCGCTGCGCTGGCCGTTGGTCTTCTCGAACATACTGACCGGCAGCGTGCGGTCGACGCACATCTTTAGCGCCGCCATCTGGCCTGGGTGGCCGTCCTCTAACGCAATGTCGATGATCTTTTGGACTACCGCCTTGCCGCGCCCCTCGATCATCATCCGGCGCAACTCCTTGATCTTCTGACTCTCAGTCATCGGCAGTTTGCGCGGTGCTTTGTATTCCGTTGCCATCGCTTTTTCTCCAGTTGGAAAGCTTTGGCCATTGTAGCCGGTTTGCTTTTTTTTGTGGGTTGGAGGTACCCGCGAATATTGTAACAGTGGGGCACCCCCTCCCCCCCCATCAAGGTTAGTGAGTACTTACTATCGTTAAAAGCTAACGGCCGCCTAATGTCTGCCAGGTTAGTGAGTACTTACTTACGGCGGATTGCACGCGGCAATATGCATTTTACATAATGCTCGTTATGCGGACATGATGCGCGATTGCCGGGGTCTGATAGCTTTTTGCTAATGGGTGAATGTGGGCGGCACCATTTCGCAGATACCTACACGGCCGCGGCCTTTATATCAAAAACCCTTAGTTGTCTGATTTCCGTATATCTGAAAGTAATATTAACAACTTGTCATCACTTTTGACGCCGGCGTTATACAGTACCTGATAGCAGCTCAAAACAACATCAAGGCCTTTTGTGATGTTTCCGGATCCGGCGGCCGCTAAAATATTTAGTTGCTCTAACGTCAATTTTCTGTCGAATCTTTTGGGCGTCAATGTGGGCGGTTTTGGCATAGGATCATTATATAAATTTCTTAGATGTGGGTCATGTGGGCAATGTGGGTCATATGTTTTCAGTCGGCGCCGCTCCAAGTGTTAAATCTCAGCGCGGCCATTATTTCACATTTATGTGTAATTCTGACAGACTTTGAAAATGATGACCCACATGACCCACAAACCACCAAAACCGAGGCGCATCAAGGCTTTTAGTGTGGGTCATTTGCCCCAAAATCATGACCCACACGACGACCCACATGACCCACAAAACCACACGCATTGTAAGTCTATTCACTGGCATGTAAAATAATGTTTGACATTCGCTTGAATTGTGCTATCCTGCGCATGTAACACAATTCTTTACACAACAAAACAAAGGGGTTATCAAATGACAACGCAAACATACGCACATATCTACAAAGCACGTAACAAAACCTGGAATTTGATTCTGTCTACTTGCCCGATGATCCGCGCTGAATTCGTAATCGCCGAATATAACGTCGCGTCGAAACCCGAAGCGAAACGAATCGCTAAAGCGCACGGCGCCAAACCTTGGAATTACTAAACCGAAACGGCCCGCGCAAGCGGGCCATCATTAGGGGAAAACATCATGAAACAAACTATTCTCGAGATTCTATTAGGCACCATCGTTTTTCTGTATCTATGGGCGTTTCTTTTCGTTTTGATGTCATTCTAAAAATTTTTCTTGAAAGTGATCCGACCATGAAAACCGTACATTTAACGCTGAAATCAAATAACGTAAAAACCGGCCCGATACCGGTGTCGACGACATCGGCGCTATCGTGCCCGAGCGCGTGCCCGCTCAAAAGCGGCGGGTGTTATGCCGACGGCGGCCCGCTTGCGCTCCATTGGCGCGCGGTCACGGCCGGCGAGCGCGGCCTGGATTGGCAAAGCTTCTGCGACGCTATCGCCGCGCTACCGGCCGGCCAATTGTGGCGCCACAATCAGGCCGGTGATTTACCAGGCTTAGACAATTCGATTAATCCGGCCGCGCTCGAAATGCTAGTCAACGCCAACGCCGGCCGCCGTGGCTTTACTTACACTCACAAGCCGGCGACGGCCGACAACCTGGCGCAGATTAAAGCGGCCAACGCGGCCGGCTTTACGATCAACCTATCGGCCAATGATTTAACGCACGCCGACGCGCTCGCTGATACCGGCGCCGGTCCCGTCGTCACAATTCTACCGATTGACGCCGGCGCTAAAAACCGCACGCCGGCCGGCCGCCTGATTGTCACGTGTCCCGCGCAGCTGCGCGACGACATTTCATGCGCAGATTGTCAATTGTGCGCGCGCTCGGACCGGCCGACGATCGTCGGCTTTTTGGCCCACGGATCCGGCGCCAAAAAAGCGGAAAAAGTATTTTTCATGCAAAAGGCGGCCTAATATGAAAACAATTACCGCTAAATATGACGGCTTTTGCGCCGCTACCGGCGCACGCATATTGCCAGGCGACATCATTCAATGGAAACGCGGCCGCACGGTTCTACTGCAGCGCCGAGCGGCCAAAATCGACACGGTGACGCTGATCGGCGAGCATGGCCCGCGTGACTATTACCGCAACGCACGCGGCCGCTGCATTGATGCGCCTTGTTGCGGTTGCTGCACAATCTAAACTTAAACGGAGGGTAAACAATGGCTTATACATTAAAGCGCTCAATCAACGGATTAACGCATGATGATATCCGGCGGATATATGAGCAAAACCCGAATTTGACACTCAAAGAATTGTCAAATTTGACCGGTTACGCGGTCCCATTTTTGAAATTTATTTTGACCTGCACTGACGAAGAATATTGAAAGGGTTACTAAAATGCAAACTATAAATATTGACGGTACTACGTACAAAGTGAAATTTGATCGGGACCCTATCGAGCTTGCCAAAGCGGCCCGCAAACCCTATCGGCCCAAAAAGCCGAAAGATATACGCAAATTTCCGATGTATACGTCGGCCGTATCGACGGCCGAATACATTCGGCGGTTCGATAGCCTGAACAATTTACAGGCGGTCCAATACACCGGCGCCAGTACCGAAACGGCCGCTCAGTACGATTCGACAATCCCATTATGCGAGGTTTTCAATGATGAATAACAGACCCGAAGCGGTTCAGGCTTTACTCGATTATGCCGAGCATACGTTGAACCTAAGCGAATCAGATACCGCCGCCGCGTTGATTATGGCCGCCGGTGTATTGGCCAACGGTAATTCCGACAATGTTTTTACGCTGATTAAAGCGGTAATTGATACGCATCAAATCATGAAAGGGTCCGACAATGAATGAAGCGAGAAAAGACGCGGCCGCTGTCGCCGGCGCTCGGCGGCCCTATGCCCACTACCTGGAGCGCGTCGATCAGTCAATTGCCGATGTCGAGTTAACGTGCTGGTATGACTTCGAGCCGGCTGATCGGTCGGTAGGTCTACCGGCTACCGCTTGGCTAATACATGCGCGGCCGGCCGGTTCACCCTGCGATATCGCAGACATTCTAGATTCGCGTGTGATCAAGCGCCTGGAGCGCGAAGCGGCCGAGGTATTGGACCAAGAATGCAACGATTCAGAAGGCGGCCGCTATGATTTTGATTAAACTTTTCGCCGCCGTGATGATAATTTTGCGTAGACTGTAGGCGCGTCATCTCCCCTTGGCGGCGCCATGTGGCGCGGCCTTTTACCCTGTACCGAGTTCAAAGCTCAGTACAGGGTTTTTTATTTCACCAAGCGCACGGCCGCCGGTGTCGGCGGTTGTTCGGCCAAGCGCCTGAGCTCAGTACGCGACATGTCGGCCATGTCTGGCGCGCAGAATAGTTGCTTTTTCGTATTGAAGTCCCGCGAATGTACGCGCCCCAAGTCCACCCATCCCGCTTCGGTTAACGCGTGCAAAAGCGCAACCGGCGGTATTTTCACACCGGCCGGCGCAGACCCGGCCAAGCGGTCACAAAGCGAGAAAAACGGGGACGCAACAACGCCGGCCGCGAATTCACCTACGCGGCCGGTAATGAGTTCGACTAGGTAGGACTCGGCCGTGCTGCGGCCGTGGTCAATCATAATCGCCTTCGCCTCGGTCATCGGAGGCGCTGCGCCCGGGTTAAACGCCGAGACGTCGCGGCCGTGTAGATAAGACGCAACGGCCGCGAAACCGCCTTTGTGTTTATACCAAGTCCACAAGCGCCGCGCGTCAGCCTCTGGCAGCCGGCCGGCGTCCGACCATAAGCAAAACCACCGCCGATCGTTAGTTGGGATACTAATCGCCGCCCTCTCGTTTGAGAATGCCACCACCAAGACGCGGTTCGGGGCCATGTAAGGGTGTAAGCCCTTGCGGTTGATCTGTAAAAAGTCCGGCGGCGCTGCAATGATCGGCTTTAGACTATTCTCAAGCGCACGCCGGTCACGCGCTTCACTTTGGCGCAGCTCGGCGATTTCCATCACTTCGCACTCGAGCGCATAGCCCCATTGGGACGTGAGTTCCTCGTTGCGCACCAGGCTGCAGTTTTGTTTAGTGTCGCCGCCGATGGCCCAGAAAAACGGCGCCATCATCGTATCTTTGCCGCTGCCGGGTAAACCGCCCACCAGAACCGCGTGATTGATCTTCACGCTCGGGTTTTGGGTTTTGTACGCGAGGACGTTTAACAAATGCTCGCGCTCGTCCGAGTTCGGCACCATGCGCTCGACATGCTCAAGCCACGGAGACGCGTCGCCAGGCACCGGTACCGGCCGCGCGTCGCGCCAGCGGTTGCCGTACTCGACGCCATCACGGCGCACCACCACGCCATCGCCGGCCGCGTAGGTAATGCCAGTCAAAGCCATTGCGCCCTTCGCGTCCCGGTTCTCGTCGAAACAGACGGACGCCTCAATTTTGCGGCCATTGTGAATCGACGTGCAGTTGATATGCCGGTAGACCGCATTGAACGCGCTGCGCGTCTTTTCTCGCCGGTTAACTAAGTCGAAGTACGCCTCGTCCTCGATGACGTAGGCATACCGCGTATACCAGCCCTCGCGCTCGACGCGGGCCGACTGCCGGCGCTCGACGTCTTCGATCACGTCGGCCGCAACATCAGGAAACTCGTCCGTCGGTTCGAGTTTGGCGAGTGCCATGTTCATTGTGCCGACGATCAATTCCTCGCGCAGGCCGGGCTCGCGTTTCGGTCCACCGTTCGCAGCTACCCAGGCGAGGAAGTCCGTAGAGCTCAAGTCGATGCAGTGTGAGTGCAAACAGCAATACGCCCTCGAGGACGGGTTGTAGCGCCCTTCCGGGTTGCCGTCCGTGTGCTGGTCCTTATTCGGGCAGACGACGCCGGCCCAGCCTTCGCGGTTGGGTTTGGTCAGCACCAGACCATGCTCACCCAGCCAGCCGAAGACGTCGTCGCCGCCGTCGTCCGCCAGTTTGATCGGGTTAACACCGATCGACTCGACCGGCACCGGTGTGACGTTCAATGCCGTGCAGATTTCGTCTAGCGTGTATTCGCGGTCAGGGTGAAACTCGGTCAACTGCGCGGCGAAGCTATTGCGGCCGGGTTTCAGGTTAACCGAGCCCGGCAGGCGAAAGTTGCGCACCGGGTTGCAGGCGCCGGGGTCGCTGTAGCCGGCCGCTGCGATTGCTTTGATGGCCGCGGCGTAGTCGGCCTTAGTCGGCTGTTCTGAGAACGCGTAGCCCCACTGAAACGATCCCGGCGACGTCTCCATGATCCAGGTCGGCGCTAACGGCGGCGTCTCAGGCGCTTTGGCCGGGTCGCCCACGTCGTCCAGCACCATCACCAAGACGTACTCGCAATTCGCGGCACTGGCGCTGGGTTTGCCGTCCGTGAACCGGTCGACGATAAACGACGCGGTGTTGCCGTACCACGCCTCACCATCACGGCGACGGTGATCAGGATAGAACGCAGGCCAGACGGCTTTGACCGCCCCGTCGGCGTGCAGTTCAACCTGTCCGTCTTTGAGTTTCGGCTTTTGCCGAACGATTAATAGGGTTTCGCCTTCAGGCGCGAGTTTTGTGAGATACTCTAAGAACTCCAAGTGCTTCTCCCGTAGTAGTTAAAGCCGCCCTG